GGCTCCGGCCACACAGCCTGACGGCCGCCCGCCGGCCGACTCCGGGGGCCAGCGTAGCGCACCTGCCGCCGAATCCCGTTCTCAGTCCACGTCCCGCCGGCGAAAGATCATTGCCGCCTACGAACCCGTCATTGAAGACGCCGTCGGCCGCATCGTCCGCCGGGAGAAGAGAGACGTCGCCAAGCTGGTCCGCAAGCACCTGTCCACGCGCGACAGCCAGTCGCTGGTGGAAGCTCTCCAGGACTTCTACCGGGACGACCACAAGCCGTTTGTCTCGCGCAACTCGCGGAAAGTCTTGTCGGGACTCATGGCCGCCATGTTTGCCGAGATCTCGGATGACTTCGACAATCTGTCACAGGATGATGAGAAATGGCGACAGTTCGTTCAAGAGTACCTGGACAACTTTGCCACCCGCTACACGCTGTCCAGCTTCCAGCAGCTCCGCGACGTCGTCACGGAAGCGACTCAGGCCGACGAAGACGTAGCCGCAGCGATTAACACCCGGCTCGACGAATGGGAAGAGAAGCGTCCCGCCAAAGAAGCCAGGCCGGCGTGACGAAGCTCATCTGGCGCGCCAACTCGAATGCCTGCCCGATCTGCCAGGAGATGGACGGTAAGGTCGTCGGCATCGAGCATCCCTTCGCTACGGCCGGCCAGAAGATCGGAGACCTGACGGTCTCGGGCAACATCTCTCACGCTCCACTGCACACCGGCTGTACTTGCATGATCGAGCCGGCGTAGTCATCGCACAAGGAACACCATCATGATCTATAGACGAGTCACTGAACCTAATCTTCAGGTCCGTAGCGTCCAGCGAGAAGACGGGACCGAATCCCGGGAGATCACCGGCCGGGCAATCGTGTTCAATTCGCTCTCGGTGGACCTGGGCGGATTCCGCGAGATCGTTGCGCCGGCCGCCGTGGAAAAGTCACTCCGGGAGCGTCCAGTCAAGCTCCTGTTCGACCACGACTCCGGCCATGTACTCGGTTCCACGGACGCCGGCACGCTGACGCTGGACGTCCGGGCCGACGGTCTCTACTTCAAGAACACTCCGCCTGATACGCAATGGGCGCGTGACTTGCTGATCTCGCTCGAACGCGGAGATATCACCGGCTGCAGCTTCTCGTTCAACGTCGTCACCGACAAGTGGGAGCAGCAGGACGGCCAGCAGATCCGCACGCTTGAAGAGATCGAGCTGCAGGAAATCTCCATCGTGGCATTCCCGGCCTACCCGGCGACGAATGTAGATGTACGGACGGGCCTGACGATCACCGCCGACGAGATCATTCGACTGACACGGATTCTCCACGCCGGCCCGACGGTCTCCGAAGATCGCGAGATCATCGACCGGCTCAATAACTCTCCCGATAATTCCAGCCCAAACGCCGACGAGCAGGAGCCGCCGGCGGACGACGCTGTAGTGACCGGGCAGAAGCTCGACCTACTGCGGCGGCGTCTGCGGCTGACCGAAGCCGAGCTGTAATCAGCCCGGCAACCCACAATCAATCTACGAAAGGAACAAACACCAATGACGATTAAGGAACTCAGTGAAAAGCGGGCCAAGCTGGTCGCAGAAGCTCGCGCGATTCTCAACGCGGCTCCTGCCGACGGCATGAAGGCCGAAGATGAAGCCAAGTTCGACAAGATCATGGCCGACGCTGACGCTCTCAAGGCCCAGATCGACCGCGAGATGCGGCTGTCCGAGCTGGAAAACGAGATGCGCGCCAGCACTGGCGTTGTGGCCGCAAATGGCGCAGCGACGCAGTCGGCCGACGACGTTCGGGAAGCGTTTGCACGCTACCTGCGCACCGGCGAGATCCGGGCGACGGTTCTGGCGAAAGCCACCGACGGCGAAGGCGGCGTCCTGGCTCCTGACGAGATCTACCAGGAGATTGTGGCGCTGCCGCAGATGCAGAACGCCATCAAGGACCGTGCCCGCGTGGTTGAGACCGCGAAGCCGGCCGTGACGGTTCCCGTCGCAAACGGCCTGGCGGCTACCTGGGTGAGCGAGTCCGGCAACTTCGGGAACCCGACGACCGATTCGGCCTTCGCCAAGAAGCAGTTTGCCGGCCACAAGGTAGGCGCGATCGTTCCGGTGACGTTCGAGCTGCTGCAGGACTCGGCCTTCCCGATCGGCCGGTTCCTGACTCAGGAAGCCGCCCGCATGATCGGCCGGGCCGAATGGTCCGCCTACGCTGTCGGTACGGGATCTGGTCAGCCGCAAGGCATCGTGACCGGGGCCACCGTCGGCAAGACCACCGCTTCCACGTCGGCCATTACTCAGGACGAGCTGCTCGACACGCTCTACTCGCTCGGAGCACAGTACCGTCCCAACTCGGTGTGGCTGATGCACTCGACCACGCTGGCCACAGTCCGCAAGCTCAACAGCTCGGCTCCCGACTCGGATCCTGTCTGGGCTCCGGGCCGCGCCGGGCAGCCGGACACGGTCGTAGGCCGGCCGGTTTTTGCCAACGACAACATCGCGACGATCGAAGCCGACGCGAAGGTCGCCGTACTGGTTGATCTCGCCGGCTTCATGGTCGTTCAGGAGCCGGCCGTCACCGTCCGCCGGCTCAACGAGCTGTACGCCGGCAGTGGCGAGATCGGCTTCCTGATCTACCGTCGGGAAGACGCGAAGCTGGTCGATGCGAACGCAGCGAAGGTGTTGCAGATGGCGGCTAGCTAGTCGCCGCTAGCGCTTGGGGGGCCGGCCTGACCGGGCCGGCTCCCATCTCCCAACTGACATGCGAATCAAGATCACTACTCACATGGTTGGTTTAGGCTTTCAGCGACGTCCAGGCGATACTGTCACCGTTTCCGACGTCGAAGCCGCCCGGCTCATCCAGGCCGGTTACGCCGAGCCGGTCCCGGAGCCGGAGCAGGCCGTCATCACCGGCGACCGGACGGCGACGACCCGCCCGCCGAAGCGACGCCGACGGACGACGCCGCGGAAAAAGGCATAGCAGATGCTCCAGATTACCACGCCACCTACCAGCTACCCGGTCTCGCTGACCGACGCGAAAGAACATCTCCGTGTGGACGGCACTGCCGACGACGCCTACATCACCAGCCTGATCTTCGGCGCTTGCCAGACCGTCGGCAATGACCTGGGCATGACGCTGGCACCTACCACTTACCGCCAGTACTGCTTGGGTGGCTTCCAGGCTCCGGTGCTATTGGAGACCTACCCGGTCTCTGGAGCCGGTCTGCAGGTCGTCTACTTCGACGCCGCCGGCGCACAGCAGACGGTCGATCCCAATGATTACGAGCTGGTCACCTGGACCGATCCGCAGAAGATCCACTTCCTGACGACGCCGCCGGCAGTCATCACCAAGCCGTCTACTGTTCCCTACATCGAATTTCGGGCCGGCTACGAGCCGGACGAGATCCCATCGCAGATCCGGCAGGCCGTCTTGTTTCTCATCGCTCACTGGTACGATCGGCGCGAACCCGTCGCTGAGAAGCTCAACCGTCCGGTCCCGCTGGCTTACGAGTTCCTGGTCTGGAAGTACCGCCGGAAGTACGCATGGTAACCATCTCTCAACTGCGTCACCGCGTCACGCTGCAGCAGCCGTCGCTCGCCAGTGACGGCATGGGCGGCGGAATCCGCACCTGGACCGACGTCGCCACTGTATGGGCCAGCATCGAGCCGCTGCGCGGATCGAGTTTCTGGCAAGCGCAGCAGGTCCAGGCCAAGACGACTCACACCGTGACGATCCGCTACCGGCCGGGCATCACGACCGACTACCGAATCGCGTTCGGCAGCCGGCGCTTTCAGATTGACGCGATTCAGAACCCGTCGGAAGCGAATCGCTACCTGTTGTTGTACTGCACAGAGCTGTCTACAGATGCCGCGTAACACAATCAACATTAAAGTCACCGGCGTCAAGGAAACGCAGGACTGGCTGCACAAGATCGCCGAGCAGGTCCATGACGACGTAGTGGGCGCCATCCGGCAGACCACCAGCGAGATCGAACAGACCGCTCTCCGCCTGGTTCCAGTAGACACCGGCCGGCTGAAACGATCCATCAGTAAAGAGATCCGCCACCAGGGGATGATCGGCCGTGTCAAGGCCGAGACGCCTTACGCTCCGAGCGTCGAGTACGGTTCCGTCCGCCAGCCTGAGCAGCCATTCTTGCGGCCGGCCTTCGAGCGTCACGCGCCATCGCTCCGCCGGAACATCTCGAAGATCATTCCAGTCCGCCATTTACTCGGCTCTCATCGGGGCCGGCCTGACGATCTACGACGCCGTCCCGGACAATGCCGACTTTCCTTACGTGACGATCGGCTATGCGCAGGAGTCGCCCGACGACACACATACGAGCCGGGGCCGGAAGATCATCTCGACGATTCATGTCTGGTCCCGCTACCCGGGCCGGAAGATCATCTCGACGATTCATGTCTGGTCCCGCTACCCGGGCGCGAAAGAGATCAAAGAGCTGACGGCGACGATCATTTCGACACTGGATCGCGCCAGCTTCACGCTGCCTGATTGGCACCACGTTTACACGCTTTTCGATTCGGCGGCCTACTTACAAGACCCTGACGGTATCACCCGTCACGCTGTCGTCGAATTCCGAAGCCTGCTGCAGCAGGCATAATCCCAACCTAGCTAGGAGAACCTACTATGAGCACGAATGCAGTCTATTCTGGTAACACCGTCCTGAAGATTGAAGACTCCGAGACTCCCGGATCGTTCAACACCGTCGGAGAAGTCAAGGACATCTCCGGCGCTCTCAG